GATGTATCTTTTGGAGTATAATAATTGGACTTTTCTTCGTATTCAAAATTCGAAAGAACTGAATTAATTCTCAGAGTGACAATATTTTCCGTTCTTACCGTTGATGATGACCCAACATTTTCGAAAGTATAATACCTTCCATAAGCATAAGTATTAATTCCAACTTCTTCCGCATCTAGAATTGATTTGCTTATTCCAGAGCATCCATAGAACTGTGTAAGAGACTTTGATGTATATGATATTGTACCTGTAGTTCTATCGTTATACTTTACAGTAAGTTCTCCAGATGTTCCAAATCCTACGGTAGAGTCTACATCAAGTACTGTTGCACCTGCAGATACTCTACCGATTATTCTTGTTTTAGGGTGTACCTTAAATCCACCATATAATGATCCATCTACAATAATATCTCTGTTATATCCAGCATCATAACTGAGTTTATAAAAAGTCTTTCCTACGCCAGAATCTATTTTTTCAATATTAGTAATAGGAGCATATGCTTTTGAGAAAGATGAACCGTATTCATCTTGGAATAAAAATGAATTTTCCAACTGAGTTGGATCGCCAGAAATGCTTTCTACAACTAGGTCATTAGTTATTCTATAATTTGCATTTGACGGGGTAAAGAGATAATTACTCGGTCTTACAATCTCTACATTTTCATTATATAATGCTTTGAATAGAATTTCAAAAGAACGATCTGTTCCCTTGCTAGAATAAAAATCTTTGGATTGTTTAATAAAGAGATTCTGATCCAGATCTTTATCTAAATTTCTATTACCAAATCCTGGTAATATTTGATTCTTTGTCTTTTTAAGAAATTCATTTAAGAAAAGATTACTTAAATTTTCAATTTTATCACCCTCTGTAATTAATTCACTATTTGTTCCATATACACTACCTGTGTGTAAATCTGCATTGGATGAAGAAAAGGTCAGTTGTTCTGGATTACTCTCCGATACATAAGAAGTTATCCCACAAAATCCTCTAATACATCCAGTAAAAGATGTAGAAGTTTTACCTGTGTATGTTATTATCTCATCATTAATTTTGATAAGACCGTAAGAATCTGGAAACCCATTTGTTCCGGATGGTGACTGGATTAAATCAACTTCAATAGTTTCATCTGCATAATCTAAGTTAGTTTTTAATATTACACTTCCTGTAAGATTTGTCGTCTCATCTAGTTTGATGTATTGATCGATATTCTGAATAAGATCTACTGGAGCACCCTGAAACTCTTGAGCAAGATAATATTGCTTCAAAAATTCAGATATTAATGGAAACTCTTCCTTTACATATTCTGGAAGTTGATTCTGAACAACGTTCTGAAACTGAATTCTTTTTTCTATCATTTTACTATCTTACTTTTATTAATAGGATGACCCAGTGGTGAATGTATTAGTTACTCCTGTTGTGGAGGTAACTGTGGTTGTACTTGGATTTGTTGCACTTCCAGTTGTAGTTGATACAACTACATTTGCTGATACAGCACCGATTTCTCCAGTAGAGCGAACTAGAGACCCATTTGCATAACTAGAAGAAGTTATATAATTGGATGCTGAAGGATCTAGTCCTGAAGAAATACTATCCACCACCATTTCAAAATTGCTGTTACTTATATCTAGTTGCAAATATAAATCCTGTAATCCGACTACATCATTTGAATGAGGTACTGCAGATATCTCAATAATTGTTTGACCATCCTTTATTTTTCCTGCTTGGATATTGACAGGATTAATCGTCACTATTCCCCTCTTATAGTCAATAGTACCAACATTTCTTTTTATAATTGTTGGAGTTGTAGAATTTTCAGAAGGCAATGTGAAGAAGAAAAGTGATCCCGTCACTCTATCACTATTTGGAACATCTGATAGATATACATCTTGCTGAACATCAGATATTCTAAATGCAGTTGTTTTAATATTGTATCCATTTATACTGCGAATATGGAATTCATTTCCAAATCCAATTTGATATTCTGCAAAAGAATTTAAAACAACTCTAAGATCACGTCTCATCTGAATAGTTGTTATGTTCGAAGTCACTGATTCGTGGCTGTCATCAATAATTTTTAAAAATTTACTATACTTAAATCTAGCACCATATCTGTTTAATTCTGAAGATTCTGCATACTTAGTTGCATTACTTTGAACCATTGAAGAAACTGCTTCTGCAGATGGTGCGGAATTAGTATTGTAATAGATCTTCGAATTCACTTCAAGATAAAGATACTTGAGATCTAAAATTTCAGGCACTATACCTGCAACTGCATATTTTTTGAGTTTTAATTTAATATTCTCTTTAATTAAGTTTGGTAGGAAATCACCAAACCTTGGCTTGATACTAATGAATACTTTTCCATACTGAGGTGGTATTAGTTCCTCTCCACCAAAAACAGAAATTGATTCAGTTTCTGGGTAAATTCTTGTTGGTATCAGACTTTCATAATCATCTGCAGTTAGTGCTCTATTTTGAGATGCATATATCTTTGGAGCATACTTTTTAATTGAATCCACAGATTCAATGTTTTCTCCACCAGATGAAATGAGACCTGTAGATACTAAAGAAATTCCCGATTCAATAGGATATGTTATTGAGTTTCTTGTATATGTTAGTCTTCCAGCAAAAGAAAATTGACTCACGCCATTTCCACTATCACCATCAGAAACAATATAATTTGCTGTAATATAATTTCCTTCTTCTAATTTCTTACCAAAAACACCATCACCAAAAAGTAATTCATATCTCTCATCTTCTATCTCTTGGATATAATATACATTGGAATCAGACTTAACTGTGAATAGACTATCTTGAAGAGAGTATTTTACAGAGTTTGTTGAATTCTCATTTGTTTTAACTGACACTGAAATTAACTCAGTATCAACTCCAGAGTTTGGCAGAACAAATCTCTGATTTACATTTCTTGCACTATATGTAAAGTTTGAAGATAGTAAAGATCCTTGGTGAATTTCTACTTCATCGAACGATGCAATATTATTAAAGACTGGAACTGTGATGTCCTCAAGAATAGAGAATATAAGAGATTGATTACCAAAAGCACCAGATGTTGTTGCAACAATACCTTTGTGGAGAGTAATTGATGCTGGTGGAGCAGTAGTCAGATTAGTTGTGTCTACAAAAAAACTAATCGTTGCTCTTGCTGCTTTTCTAGATCTTGGTACGTATCCAATATTTCTTGCAAGACTTACAACATTCTCTCTCAGAGTTGCACTATCAATAAAAACTTCATTTGCAACCATGTTTGCATTATATGAAGTAATATAGGTGTTGTATGCCAAAACATCAAGAATTGTTGAGAGGTTAGACCCCTCAAAGTCATAGTCCGTGAAATTGGAGTTTGACTTTAAATAATCTTTAAGTGTAGATTTAATCTGGTCAAAATCCAGATTAGAAAAATTGACTAATGGCATTTTTACCTAGTTGGTTGCAATACAAACTGTAATTCTTGAGGTAAAGCATCTATTCCTATAACTTCATAGATGATTGTTACGTCAAAAGCATTATTGTCATAATCAGGAAAAGACTGAACATCAATCAATCTAACTCTTGGTTCATAATTTATAATTGACTGTCTAATTTCATCAACAATAATCGATGCAGAAATATCATCAACATTTTCGAAAAGTGTTCTGGAAATTCTAGATCCAAAGTCTGGATTAAAAAATTTCTCACCAGGAAGGGTAAATACAATGTTTCGGATTGATCTTGCAATCGCATTTTCATTTTTAAGCGCAATCAAGTCACCATTCAGAGGATTGCTCTGAAAAGTCATACTAACATCCCTAAAACCTTTACTTACCCTTTCTACAGGCATTGAATATTACAATTCTACCTTATTTATTAAGGATTTTTTGATTCATAGAGTGGTTCAGTGCCATATTCCCAGTCATCATAGTCTTCATCATTACGAATTTTTGAGTGAATTTCGTTTTGATGGAAAAAATCATGCTTTTTTGGTGTTAGATCATCGTTTGAAATCTCACGAAGCATTCTCTGCTTGTTGATTTTCTGTTCCCAACCATATTCTGATGATAAAAACTCAGTTCCCCACTGATTTTTCATAAAATTTTCATCTTTATCGACTTTTTTGGTCATTTTTTTGCTCCTGATTTGTTAAATCAGAACTTTTTACGGGGTTGCTATCCCGAATTTCTTTGATTTCGTACATAAAATCATCAGATGTTTCGATTTTGCGACGATTTTCGACTGAATATTCGGTTAAATCAATTTCATATCCTGGATTTTTGGTAATTCTATTGCGAATCCATGCATCATCATACCATAATATCTTATTATTAGGGTATGCATAGAAATTTCCATTATCCATCTTGAAA